ACTCTCTTACTAAAGCTTCTAATTTTTTAAGGGGTATGGACATTTTTTATCTCCTTAACTAATTCATAATATCTCATTAGTGTTAGAACTTGTTTTTCGTTAACTATCTTACCCTTTGTCATATTATCCATTTGATTAACAGCTTCTGTTAATTTTATTTTAGTAATGGTATCATTAACATTTGGTAAATGTTTTTTTAATTCTTTTTTAATTTTAGATGATTCAACATCAACATACTCTCTTAAAGAATTTGTGTTACTTACATTATTAATATAATGTTTAAGTAAACTTTTTTGTGATTCATTAAGTGATTTATATTTTTTATTAAATTTATCAACAAGTATTTGATATGCAAGCAATCTTAAATCTTTATCTGATTTATTATATTCTTTTAATACTTGTGATTTAGCCTCTTCTGAACTAATATTCTTACTTGTAATGTGTTCTAAAACAGTAAATTTAGCATTTATAGTTTGTTCCGGGTTAAATGTTTCATCTATAGTTTCTGCTTGAAATACGTTATAAATAGAAGCTAAAAGTTTATAGTTGGAAATACGACCATTGAAAAAGTCTTCAGAGTTATAATTTTCTTTTATTTCTTTAATTAAATTATATTTTTCATTACGTAGTTTTGAATTACTTAACTTATGCCTTGATTTTAACACCATATTCATTAAATCACTAGCTCTATTCTCAGATTCATAATGTTTTTCTGATAGTAGACGATACAATTGGAGTTCTTTGCCCAATTCTGTATCTTCGTTAAAATATTTTTTTACAATTTTAACTGATTTTGTACTTTTTCCAGCTAATACATCAGCTGTTATCTGTCTTGTTAATAATTCAAAAAGAATACTCGTATTCTTTATTTTAGAATGCTTTAATTTCCGAGTCATTACAAAATACTCCAATATTTAATTATATTTACTCATAAATAAATATAAAGTTACACAATAATTAATCATTTGATGTATCTTTAGTTAAAGAAGTTAACTCATTGTTATACTCTTCTTCAAGTTCAGATGTTTCATTTATAATTTTTGCATCAGTTTTACCAAATTTCATTGATTTTTTCAATTTATCATAGTGTGATAGAGCTAATGGTTTGCCATATTTAGGGGCACCACTTCCACCTTTTTTCATATCGTGAGCTCCAAGAGGGTCTCTACCTCTTGCACCACTATCTTTTCCATATTTATTTGCTTCTTTAGGACGACCAGCTCCTTCAAATCCACCCTCAGGTGAACCACCTTCACCATCAAATACTGAACCTGCTATATCATCATCTCCTGATTCATCGTCACCTGCAGCCGTCATATCACTTGGTGTACCAATTGAATCTCCACTTTTTTGTGGGTCGTTGCCTTCGCTCTCAATCTGAGATCGTCTAAATTTTTGTTTATAATCTTCTACAATTTGTTTATCTACATCTTTTATTTCATCATCAGTAAATTTAAATATATTTTTATAAATCCACTCCGTAGAAACCAATCCATCTTGTAACATAGACGAAGCAAGTGAAGTTTTATTATTCCACAACTCTACTTTTTCTTGTTCATATATTGTAGATGGGTTAGTTAAATCTAATTCAAAATTTACTAAATCTGAATCTGTGTACCCTTGTGCATATAAATGAACAATAGCAATCTTAGTTAACTCTGAAAGAGTTATTCTTTGTATTCTTTCGATAGTTCTTGCAAATCTTACATCTTCAGCAGCTAAAGTAGCTTTTGAACCAACAGATTCATCAAATCCCAAGAACGCTTTAGGGATTCTTAATGAAGATAATAATTTATTTTTTAAATATTCAATATCTTCTGTAGCTTCATAAGTTAAACCTGGAAGTGAGTCTATACCAGTTCCACTATCACCACCTCTAACTGGTAAGAAAAAATCTTCAGTTATGTTTTGCATATTATACTTTAAGTTATAATCACCCGTAGTCTCATCAACAACAGGTGCTTTTTTCATTTTGTTAATAACTTGTTGCATATAGTTGTCAACTTCGGCGGGTGGAATATTACCAATGTCTAATTTAAATATTCTCTTCTCTGGTGCTCTCATAATACGATGTATTAACATAGCATCTTCCATAAGAGTTAACTGTTTATAAATCTTACGAGCACCTTCAATTTGTGATTTACCATAAGGAAGATAATTAGAATCAGAAAGTAATCTGAAGTGAGCTACTTCATAGTTTTCTAATTCTTCTCTTGTAGCGGATGTTTCAGATTTATATCTATGTTCAGATGTAGCTGCTTCAATTAAAAATTTAACATACTCTGGATTCTCAGGATCTAATCCTTCCATTCTTGAAACATCATAAACTGAAAGTGGGACTACATTAGTAATACCATATTTTTCATCAATTTCTAATTTTAAAAAGAAATCACCATACTTACACATATTACGAACCCACGGCCATAAATTAAATTCTATGTTTAGTATATCGTAAAATAGGTTGTGTAATATTTCTTTAACTTGACTATTATCAGTTTTTATTTCTAAAACATCACCATACTCTGATTTCATAGTAGATTCATCAGCATATATGTCAAGTGCTGATGAAAGTATAGCATCAGTATCCATAGACTCATAATCTTTAAATAGATTTAGTCTCATTGATTTTGATAACAACGCATCTGAATACCCACTTAGCCCTGCACCAGTAAATATTTTTTGATATCTGTCAACAAGGTTGTTTTTTGATATTGATTGCGTACGACTTGTATCGGCAACTTTTAATCGTTTACCTCCGACATTGCGTACAATTACATTTGTACTAAATAATCTTTGTAGTCTACTAAATAAGCTTGTATCAGCCATTTTATACCTCTTTAATTAAGTAACCAATCCAATGATTCTTGTTCTTTACCTGTATTCATAGTCCAAGACTCATTTTGGTTATTTTTTGGTGTATAAACACCTTGATTTGATGTTATACTATTCATTGCTTTTTTCTGTAATGATATTCCTTCAGCTCTCAATCTAAGAGCTGTTTCTCGTATCCATAATCCCATAGCAAAAGACATTACCAAGTCATCATTATATCCACTCATCGCTTCCGCTCTACTACCATTATATATAAATACAAACAATTCATCTATTAATCTCTGCGAATGAACTATTACTGATTTTTCTCTAAAAAATTCTTCTAACTTAGACACAATTAAAGGTCTTGTCTTTGAAGTTATAGTAAATCCGGGTATGAGTTGTTTTTCCGTTCTATTAATTTTATTATTAATATGTTTTTGTGTATCTACTATTTGTAAATCTTTACTCATATAAAATAAGTTATCATAGTCTCTATCAATTATTTGTTGTATTGATGCCCAACCAATGTTGTTATTCTCAACAACAAGTAATGCATTATTATATTCAGTAGATATATTAACTAAAAGATTACCGTAATCTCTTGTAGACATCCTACCTTTATATTCAGCTACTTGTTCTAAACTTTCTACATCTAACACATGAAAAGCAGAATAGTCTGTAGCGTCTCCTCTGCTAACGTCAGCACATACTATATAATCTTTTGTATAATTTGGTGGCTCCCATACCCAAATATTTGAATCTATACCACGTTTCTCTATTGGTTCTTTAACTTGTGTATTTCTATACTCTTCTAAAATTACACCATCAACTACCGATTGACCAGAAGTGATAAAGTCACAATCACACTCTTGAGCCGCTAACGAAGGCCCTAATAAAGAGTTTTGTTCATCTCTCCACTCTTGTTCCCTATCAGGATGTACAGTCCAATGAAGTTTAATAAAATTAAAATCATTCAAATGGTCTTCTGCATCCATCCAAGTTCTATGAAACCAATTTCCAACACCATTTGGTGTGGAAAGTGCAATACATTGTCCACCAGTTGATAGTGTCTGTGACGCTGCCGCCCATATACCATCAATCCTATCAATGAAAGCTGCCTCATCAAGTATCAGTAAAGATAAAGCTTCTGAACGACCAGCTTCTTCTCCACTAGCAACAGCTTTTATTTGAGAACCATTTTTGTATCTTAAACTTAATTTATTATCCTCAACACATTTTTGTTTTAACCAACTTGGTAGATTAGCGTGCATTACACGAACCTTTGTTACCAAGTTTTTTGCTACTTC